GACGAAGTTGTCATAGTACGTTCTTCCTTGTGCGAGCCTGGCGGGGTGGTCGATCGGTAATCGTATTGTTTCTTTTGTTTGTAGCAGATAATTTAAATTCTCCGCGTTTGGCGAGAGCCCGGAGGGTTGAATGAATTTCTGCCAGTTGGGCGGCAAGTCTTCCATAAATTTGTGCCACGGCGTCAGTTCCGTTGGCATATTCGTATCCGCGATCATCCCATGCCAAGTGGGTGTGCCACGACGTCCTGCCGGATAGCGCCCCAATCGGCCCGATATCGGCCCGACTACATCCAAATTCATTTCGATACATTCGGACAGCCACGCCGCCGTAAGTTGCATCGACAACAACCGTGCCTGGTCGGCGGCGTCTTCCAGGGGTATGAAGATCCATTCTGACACCACATCATTGAATTTTACGTGAAACGTGCCTTCCGAGACTTTCCAGATGCCTGGACCACCATCGCTTGAGAGCCAATTCTCGCATTCCTTGAGTACTGTGTCTTTAAGCTGTTTAAGAGTTTGGCGTACAACTGCGAAGCGAGTATATCGGATGCCGTCGTCCGCGGGCTCTTGTTCAATGGCACGCCGAAGTAATTCCATAATGCTTGCAGTAGTTTTTCCAGAACCAACGGGCCCTGCAATGATGCGTCCGTAGGCATCCGAGGCCATGAACTTGGCGAGGACGGTGCCGTCAGGGGCCGTGAATTTGATGTCACCCATTTACTCATGTTGGTACCAAGGCTCCCTTGAACCAGTGGCCGCACGCGCGGCAACTATGCTGCAAGTATTTTCGTGCCTTATTGTACCAAAATCCTCTCTTGACCGTGTTTTCCGATTGACAATTCGGGCACACCACACCAACATGAGGTCTATGGAAGAGCTCGAGGTTAGGATGGGTGGTCATCCATGGTCTTAGTTCTTCGTAAACTTTCTCTAAAAGCATGACGTCGTGCTTGTTATAGCGCTTCATTACGGACCAAGCCTTGCGGTCGCCGCCCATAGTGCGTTTCCACAGATTGAAGCCGGTCGTTGGTAGTTTCCGGCCCAATCCCAAATACTGCCCCAGCGCATCCAGACGGTTGCTATCGAACTGAAAATGTTTGCGCGCGGCTTTGAGCGTGTCGATTGTCTGATAACGTGATGGCGGCGGCATTTTATAGCGGATCATGCGCGCTTGCGCTTTGCGGATGTCGAACCGGTCGCCGTTATGCGCGATTAGAACGTCGGCTTCATCGAACAAATTGCGGAGATCCTTGACGAGGAAGAAATCGTTGTCCAGGTTGGCGTCGTATTCCGGATAGTCACAGAGCGCCCGACAATGAATTTTCTTCTCGCCCTGCCATTTCCAAGCATAAGATAATAAATACCACGCGTCTTTTATTTCAATAATGTCCGTCTCGAAGAGTTTCCCCCAGAAGTACCCGAGACTTGGCGCGGTTTCACAATCAAAGAACGCTATGCGGGGGGCATCACTCATGTGGCTTCTCCAAAGCTGGTACCGGTGTCACGTCTATCACCTGTTCAACGGTTTGTTCAACCTTCTTTGACCCTATATTGATAGATATGGTAAACCGCTCGCCGCTACTGACTTGTTTTTGCGCCTCTTCGCCGGCGCCGGCCAGTTTGGCTAGCAATTTAGCTGTTTCAACGACTGCGGGCAGTGTTTCCGCATTGTCATTTAAGCGCCGGTGTAACGTCGGCAGGCTCTGTTCAAGCGACGTTGCGGACTTGATTTTGATACGTTTTACGGCCGATTTGGCGCTATTCCACTCTAAAACGGCCGCATCATATGCTTGTTTGAAATACGGATTGGTTTCGATATGGCGCTCGAATTGCGCTACCGTGATATTGAACGTCTGCAGCACATCACCCAGTTTGAAGGTGCCGCTGGCGAGCTCGGTGGCCAATTTGGCCAATTGATCGGCGGTGAGTTTGGGGTCCTGGTTTACAATAGCCCCGGCAAGTCCAGTATCGCTTGACAAATCGTCCATGGGGTAAACTCCTAGCACGGTATTATAGTGGCCGCAAGTGGCTGAATTATTAACAGATTGCTAAGGATGGCCGGTTATTCTGGCACAGAACAAAGGTCTTTCCTAGGTTTTGCATTCATGTCTGACATGGCGTTGGGCCAAAGCGGCGTTATCCAGGTCATCCCGGAAGACGTTTTACAGCAGCAAGAGGCCGATCGCGCCAAAATGCAGGCCCAGGCTGCTGCGCCCCCGGTGCAGAACCCGCAGCAATTGTCGGCCTACATTAAGGGCCAGTGGGAAATCTTTCGTAACCACCGCAACACATCGGCTGGCTGGTCAGAGCGCCTACTGATTTGCTTGAGGACCTTCAATGGCCAATACGATGCAAACCAGCTTCGTGAAATCCGCCGTTTTGGCGGCAGCGAAGTTTATGCGCGTGTTATCGCGCAAAAATGTCGGGCTGCTAGCTCCTTGCTTCGTGATATCTACTTGGGCGATACACGTCCTTGGGCAGTCAAGCCGCCGGCGGCCCCCAAGATCCCGGCCGAGATCCAGCAAAATATCGACCAATTGATGCTTCTGGAACGGAAGATGTTGACCCAACAGCAGGGTCGGCCGCCGGATCCGAACGATGAACAGCAACGCCGCACCGCCCTTACAGAAAGCGCTCTTGATGCGGCAAAGAAGAAGGCTACCCAACAGGCTCGCGACTCGGATGATAAGATCGAAGATATTCTGCGTGAAGGTCATTTTTATCATGCCTTTGCTGAATTCCTGGTCGACTTGCCTATTTTCCCTTTTGCGATAATCTGTGGGCCGGAAGTCAAGATCATGCCGGAAGTGGTGTGGCCGCCGGGGGGCGGACAGCCTACGATCCAGCAGAAGCCTAAACTAATGTGGCGGCGCGTCGCACCGTTTGACTTATGGTGGACACCAGGTGTATCAGATATAGCCAATGCAGACACCATCGAAAAACTCAAACTCACACGGGCAGAACTTAACGACCTCCTTGATCTTCCCGGATACAATCAGAACGAGCTCCGGGCAGTTCTTGATGAATACGGAAGAGGGGGACTGTATGACAATTGGGACACGACTGACGCCGAAAGGGCGGTTCTCGAAAACAAAGAGAACCCCATGTGGAACCGGTCCCGCCTCATCTCAATGATGGCTTTCAATGGAAACATCCAAGGACGAATGCTCCAAGATTACGGTTTGGCTGTCCCTGACGAACTCCGCGATTATCATGTTCAAGCGTGGTGCATCGGGCCGCATGTCATTAAATGTCAGCTTTCACCCAGTCCTCGTCAGCGCCATCCGTATTTTCTTACGTCCTTTGAAAAGGTTCCTGGAACGCCGGTCGGAAACGGACTCACTGACATCCTTGAAGACTTGCAGGTTATTTCGAACGCGACTGTTCGCGGTTTGGTTAATAACCTGAGCATTAGTTCAGGACCTCAAGTTGTAGTTAACGACGACCGCTTGAGTCCTGACGAAACCGGTGAGGATTTGTACCCATGGAAGCGCTGGCATACTCGTAACGATCCGGTCGGCAACAATGCTCGGCCACCGGTAGACTTCTTCATGCCGACGAGCAATACTCAGGCTCTAGTTGCGGCCTATCAGCAATTCATTTCGATGGCGGACGACATTTCGGCGATACCGAAATACGTTGGCGGGCAGGCTGGTGCTGGGGGGGCTGGCCGTACAGCCAGCGGGCTCGCCATGTTGATGGGAAACGCTAGTAAGATTTTGCAAACCGTTTCTTCGAACGTTGATCGTGAGGTTATGGAACCGTCCCTCCTGCAGCTGGCGGATCTTATCAGGCTGACCGATACAACCGGCCTGCTTACTGGCGAGGAGAAAATCAGTGTGCAAGGTGTTCAGGTTGCTATACAAAAAGAGACAATGCGTCAACGCCAAGTCGAATGGCTTCAAGCTACTAATAATCCTACTGACATGCATATTATGGGCATTAAAGGTCGTGGCGTTGTGCTACGTGCTACAAGTCAGAACTTGGGACTTTCTGGCGAGCAAATTGTCCCATCTGACGACGTGTTGGACAAGATGCAAGCACAACAGCAACAGCAACAAGCCGATCCGATCGGGCAGGCGATCCAGCAAAAAGTAGAGGAAGGCGTACAGCGTGGCGTGCAAATGGGCGTGCAGCGCATCGCCACCGAATTGACCGCTGGGATCCTAGCCACGCGTGCAGGTATGCCGGAAGGGATGCCAACGCATATTGGCACGCCGGCGGCTACGCCTGGCATGGGTGTGCCCGGTGGGCCTCCTGGCGGCGCTCCTGCGGGCGCTGGTGGGCCCCCTATGCCTGGTCCTCCGCGGCCAGGTGGACCGATGGCTGCTCGAGCGGCCGCGTCACAGGGTAATCAGCCCGGGCCGATGGTAGGCGGCGGCGCAGGGCCGGGGGGCCTTGCGCCACATAGCGGAACTGTGGTAGGAAATATGCCAGGCGCCGGCGCGAAGCCGATTAGTCCTGGTGTTGGTTAATGCAATTTCATTTTATTAGTGGTTTGCCCCGTTCGGGGTCTTCCCTCTTGTCTGCCATTCTGTTGCAGAACCCCCACTTCTATGCCAGTATTCAGTCGCCTGTCGGCCAATGCGTGACCGATCTACAGCGTGCTATGAGCGGCGTTAACGAAGCCCATTGGTTCATTAACGATATACAGCGTTTGCGTATATTACGTGCCATATTTTCCGCATATTATGCGGACATTGAAGCGGACGTCGTGTTTGATTCCAATCGGCGTTGGTGCGCGAATATGTCCTTGGTGCTGGATCTGTTTCCCGATGCTTGGATATTTTGTTGTATACGGTCGCCGCTTGCCATTCTCGATAGTATTGAACGGCTTCTGCAAAATCATCCTCTCACACTGAGTACGATCACCGGTCTAGAACCTAACATGACGGTTTTTGATCGGGTTGATACGCTGATGCATAAGCGCGGTCTTGTCGGATATGCGTGGAACGCTGTGCAAGAGGCCTATTACGGTATGCATCAGGACCGTCTTTTGATGATTAATTATGATGACCTAGCTCGTTTTCCGGACAAACTACTTGCAGATATTCACGAAAAACTGGAATTGCCGCGGTTTCAGTATACTTTTGACAAGATCGAGCCTATCCCTGGGTCTAATATTTTTGACCAATCGATCGGCGCGCCCGGCCTGCATGCTTTGAAAAACAAGGTCGAATTTTTGCCGCGGCCATCTATTCTGCCACCAGAAATTATACAGAATCTACCAGAACCGTTTTGGTTGAAAAATGATCATAGTTAGTAGGGCGTTCGCTCGTAAACATAGGAGTATGTGGTTTTGTACTGGTTTGCCTTGTAAACGTGGTCATTTCGCCGAGCGCTATACATCTACGGGCAATTGTGTGGCCTGTATGAAATTTTTAAGGAAAAGAAAACCATCCCCCGTCATACTGCAATCGAAACCGCCGGATCCTAACTAAATGACCATTACCCAAAGCTTTAACTATGACCACAGCCAGCGCGGTTTGATCCTGTCGCAGGTGGTTGGCGCATTGAATTCTGGTTCTGCCGGCGGCTCGACAGGCCCCACCGGTCCTACAGGTTCGAATACTGGACCTACTGGTCCTGCCGGCAGCATTGCGGCCGGTGTGACCGGTCCACAAGGTGTGAATGCTGGTGGTACATCGACTGGCGCTGCGGGCCCTCTCGGATATCAAGGTCCTACGGGTACGACTGGTAACACGGGAAATACCGGCCCCACTGGCGGCTCACCGTTAGGAGTGCCTGGACCGACTGGTCCTCCTGCACCAAGCGGTACGACTGGGCCGACTGGTCCAACAGGTAGCGCAACAGGTGCAACAGGTGCCGCCGGCCAGACAGGTTTAACTGGTCCAACAGGGGCCGCCGGTATAACCGGCGTAACTGGCTATGCTGGATTTGTTGGACCGACCGGGCCTACCGGGCCTACGGGAATTAGTCTGCCTACAATTCAGTTGCCTGGCATGAACCCGGCGTTTGCCGGCGCGACCGCGCAACTCTTTATCCCACCGACGTCGGATCCTGGCGCCGGCTTAGTTTGGTTTAATCCGTCTGCGCCATATGGAACCGGCGCGACCGGTACGAATATCGGCAAGTTGATCGTATCAACGGCGTAAGGTAACACATGGCAACCAATTTTCCGCTTGGTCCAATCCCTGAAATTAAAAATCTGGATGCAAACCAGATCAGTCCGGTATTGGGCCAGCTTGTTGCGGCGGTTAACGTTGGCGGCATTGGTGGTCCAACTGGTATAACGGGCCAAACAGGACCCGCTAATGAATTCACGGGACCGGCTGGTATAGCTGCTTCTACTGCCAATACGACTACTGGTCCTGCCGGCCCGCCTGGGCCGCCCGCAGGGCCGCAAGGTACCACCGGTATTACCGGCGCGGCTGGTTTATCAGGCGCTTTTGGTATTCTTGGACCGGTTGGTCCGACAGGTCCGCAAGGTCCGACAGGCATAACCGGTGTGTTTTCTTTGACCGGTGGCGCTGTGAGCCCAACTGGGCCGACTGGTCCTGCTGGGACTGGTGGCCATAATGTTGGCTTGACCGGTATGACAGGTCCAACCGGTTCTACGGGAGGTACAGGTCCTGTAGGCCCGCGAGGACCGCTTGGTCCAACGGGGGTCACCGGTAATACGGGACCGACAGGGTTTTCGTTCTTCCAGTTCAGACCGCAAACAATTAGTCCGGGCGTAACAGGAGCCGTGTGGAGTAATGGTGGCGTGTTGACCGTTTCGTTGGGTCCGGGGACATAATCATGGGCACGAATATTGAACTGCCTACCGGCCAAGATACCTACGACGACAATCAATTGTCGATCGTAATGCTTCAGGTCGCGCACACGATTAACACGAGCAACGTGACTGGTCCGCAAGGTCCTACTGGTCCAAGTGGTCCCGCTATTGCGGGTACAGGCTATACGGGCCCGACCGGCCCACAAGGCGGCGTATTCTATTATAGTGCGACCGGCATCACTGGCACGACTGGGTTCACAGCCGCGACCGGTTATAGAGGGCCGACTGGTCCAATTGGCACAGGCACGACGGGTCCTACAGGACCGCAAGGCTATCCAGGTGTGACAGGGCCGCTTGGCGCGACTGGTCCCACGGGCGCGACGGGCGCCACTGGTCTGACCGGTATCACGGGTCCGCAAGGGCCACAGAATTATACCGGTCCAGTGGGACCGGCGTCGGGCGTTGGAACCGGTAATACGGGTCCGACAGGGGTGACGGGACCGACTGGTCCGACGGGCTTCGGTAGCGTGGCACTTGTTAGTGCAACTGGCTTTACCGGCGGCGTAACAGGTGCTACTGGCCCTACGGGCCCCACTGGCACGTTGCAATATAATTTCTACTCGGTAGGGGCGGGTACAGGCATTACCGGGCCGTATGGCCAATACAATGCTCCTGCCGGCGTTGCCCCTGGGTTTGGTTATCCGGGCGGTTACTCAGGCCAGACAGGCCAGAGTGGCTACGCACTTGCTGCTATTCCGCGGAAGGGTGGTCCGGACGGTCCGGCTGGTCCAATCGCCAATACGCTGTTCTTCCCGCCGACCGTGGATCCGCAGATACCGGGCGCTGTGTGGTGGAACCCGGCTCTTGGAAACACTGGGCTCTTTATCTCGCCGGGCTTCCCTGGTGCTGGTTAATGACTACGTCGTTTAAGACTGTCCGGGTAATCGCGGCCGCAACCGACCGTCCCGCTCGTGTCCCTACCTACAATATCGCTACGTCAAAAGCCAACGATAAGCATAATCAGTGGCCGACGCTGTTGCAGGCAACCGGGCCGGCTGCTAACCATGAATATGCTGAGATTGCTGCCGGCCCCACTGGTGCGGGCCCATTCACGAATGGGCTGAAAACCGTCTATATTGCCGGCTATACCGGCCCCATTTGACATTCCAAGGACGGCGTAGTACATAGGGGGGTCCTTCACAGGGGTCCCCCTATGCATATATGTCGCAATTGCGCCTCCCCTCTTTCCATGACCTTTGCTGATTTGGGACGTCAGCCGCCGTCAAACGCTTTGTTGACCGATCTTGATCAATCCGAGACGATATATCCGCTGCACGCTTATGTGTGCGGAAAATGTTGGCTTGTGCAATTGCCTGAATTGGTTCCCCCAAACGAGATTTTTAACGAGCGATACGCTTACTTTTCCTCCAATTCAAAAGGGTTCCTCACCCAGTGTGAGGATTATGCCAAGCGAATGGCGCTTATGCTGTCGTTTAGCGAACGTTCGCACGTAGTGGAGATCGCCAGTAATGACGGCTATCTTCTGCAGTATTTCAAGAATATGGGCATTGACGTGTTGGGAATTGAGCCATCGGCGAATGTCGCACGGGTAGCTGCTGATAAGGGTATTCTTACCCATATTGCTTTCTTTGGTGTTAAAGTTGCAAAACG